ATAATATAAATTTGTTACATAAATTAGTTTTAACAATTATTTAACTTTTCAAATGTTCCGATGCTATTAAGTACATCTTTTGCATTTTCTTAATTTCACCTATATTACGTGGTAGGTTTATATTCACCTCTTTACCTGTAGTGTGATGAATATAACATTGTATTGCTGCTATCATTTGCCCGTAAGTCATAGTTTAATTTGTCAAGTTTCCGACATCATTTACTTTGTCGCAAGTATAGTATTAATTTGCGACATTAATATATAAAATAGTTTCCTTTGTTAGCATTTCCTAATTGATATGTAACAGCGTAACGCAATGGGTCAAGTAAATGGTTGTGGGCATCCTGTGGCGTTTTTGACTTTTTTTCTAACCAACAGTAATTGTTTAATTCCCTAATTAAGTTTATTGAATCAGGCGATACTATTAAATCATAATCTTGCAATACACTAATACCATAAGTAACAGAATCAGGCCCTTTAATTGCAGGAACTATATTTAAACCTAATGTAGCTAATTCAGATATTAATCTTGGTTCAGCACTATCTGCAACTATTAAAGCATCGTTTGCGTGTTGCTTGTTTAATTGATATATCTGACTTGTTGTTAAACCTTTTAAATAAAACCTTTCATTAATATAAATTCGTTTGTTAGAACTATCTATATTACATTCTAATAAAGTTGATTCATCTGAAGCAAAACCATAATCTTGGCCAAAGATAGATTTACCTATTTGTTTATATTCTCCTATAGTCCAATTAGTAAATATAACTCCTTCTGCTTTATCTAACCAACCACCTAATATTTGATGCTTATACTTTTCAGGTCTGCGTTGTTTTATATTCTCTATTTGATTTATAAATGATTCAGATAGATTTTCTATATTATCTTGGTACGTTGTATGTATGTAGGTAGTATCGCCTTTAATTAAATTGCTTCCTGCTTCTACACCTTTATCTTCAAAGAACTTCTTATATATAAAGTGTTCTTTTGTTGCAGGGTTCAATACTAATAAAACCCTATTATGAATTCCTTTAGTACGAATACTGAAATCTATCTTTTCAAAAGTTTCTTCATCTGTTAATTCTTCTGCTTCATCTAATACCCAAGTAGTAACACCTGCTAATGATTTTAAAGAAGCTGTTTGTGTACCACTACTTGTTTTAATACCTTTAAATAAGATTTTAGACCCTGTTTTAAGATTTACTATTTCATCTTTAGTTATATAAAAATCGTTGCTTAAATCGGCTGTATCGATTTTATCTATAAATTCAGGTATAATAGAAACACTTGCAGAAGTTAAAGTGTAACGTGTGAATAATATCACGTGACCTGCTTCATAGGTTAATAGTAATAAAAAGGAATTAAGGGAATATGATTTACCACTTCCCCTTCCACCTGTAATTACAAAGTAACGACTATCTGAACCTAATAGATTATATTTCTGATTTATTGCTATTCCCAACTTTGAAGATATCTTTTATATTAAAATCGTTTACGTTGTGTGTAGCTTCTATAATTTCTTTTGGTTTACCAAATATATGTTCTGCAATAAATAATTGACCCCTTTGTGATTCCATTAATGTACCTTTAACAAAAGCTATTTTAGTTTCTTCTTCTGTTTCTTTATTGTACAGTTCACCTAAAGCTTTTAAAAATACATTGTTTACCTTTTGTTCTTCTACTTTTGATTTACGACCTGCGTTTGGTCTTGCACCACCTCTTGGTTTTTCCATTTGAAATAAATAATGATTATTCAATTTTAAATAATAATAAATAAAAACTATTGTTGTTTAAGATTATCAATAACTAAACTAAATACTTCGTGTGTTTCTTTTTCTGCCCAAGTTATTATTTCTTCTTCTAATTCGATATTATAATTATGAATTTCAAAAGAGTGATGTAATAGTTCGTGAAATACACCCCCGAAAGTTTCATAATCATTACTGCATCTTTGTAGATTTATAAATACAAAAGTATCATCACCATTATTATAGATATTGTTTTCTTTTGGTACATAGTTTGCCAAACCCCATATATAAGCATCGTGTTTTGTGTTTTGATATTTTTCGCAATCATAACAATTCAATCCGTGCATTTCTTTAACTGAATAATAATAAAATATTTCGCAAGGGTTTTCACCTAATAATAAAGTATAACTATTTCTTTTTATTGCTATCATAAGTTTACCTGTATCTTCATTGTTGCACAACTTAATTTATGTTTGCCATTTTCTTGGTTACAATACTCACATACTTCCCAATAGTAATCACATTGATTATTTATATTAGGTGGTTTTACAAAGTATGATTGTCTATATTCTGATGGTTCTGCTTTATATCTGTAGCAGGTCTTTGCTAATTCGCAATAGTTACCATTACACATTGTTATATCAGGCATAGTTATTTATTATTAAATGTTTCTTTGTAGTATTGTTTTGCATTAATTGTAGGAAATGAATTTTGACCATCTTCCCAAGCATCCATTATTTGTTGCTTGTGTATTTCTTTAGCTTGTTTAATTTTATTTCTAAAATCAGGAGTACAATTTTCAATACTTCCAAAATGTTTTTCAATTAACCATTCTATTGCTGTTTGTTTCATAATTATTTTTTATAAAGTTTTGCTAATTCTTTTGTTACTTCTTTCCAATGCTCTGTTTGTTGCATTGTACCCATACATACACGCCTGTTATATTCTTTAGTGTATTTATTAAATAACATTTCAGCACGTTCTTTTGGTGTTATTGGTTCTATTGTATTCATATCTTGCTAAATAAAATAAGGTCTTATTGTTAATACTCCTAAGCTAAATCCTAATGCAAATGCTAAAGCTATTAAGAATCTTCCGTAAAATGTTTTTACTTCTATTGTAAAGTGATTCATTGGTAAACAAAGAAAAGGATTTATAAATACCATTCCAACCATACCATACCAATTTTTTTGCATTAAATATGTAAAGCTTGCTATACTGTTTGCTTCTAAAACTATTGCAGATATAAATACTATTAATAGTTTCCACCAAGTAATTTTATCTTTTACTATCATATCTTAATATTGTTATTCATTTTATAAAATGCTTCTAATCTATCGTTAATTAGTGTGTGTTGTATTGTACCTTTTGTGTTGCTTAATAGGTTGTTTAAATTATCTATTATTTGGTATTCGTATCTTGGTCTATCTAATTGTTCTTGTAATTCTTTTTTTAGTTTATCATTTTCAAATGTTAATTTATAAAGCTGTTGTTTTACTTTTTCAATTTCAGATAGTTCTTTTAATTCTTGTTCATTATCTATTGTAAAATAACTTAATACAGTTGTTCTAAATTTCTTTAATTCAGGATTATATTCTTCATACATTTTATAATTCTTTAATGCGTGTATTACTGTAGCGTGGTTTAGTTCTAATGTATCACCTATTGCTTGAAGTGTTTTATTTGGCTTTAATTGTTTTAATACGTTACAATATAGTGAACGTAATTCAATAACTTCTCTTTTACGTGTTCTAATATCTATATCAGTGTTTGTCTCTTGCTTAATTATATCTTTTAATCTTTGTGTAATTTCCATATTTATTTTTTATAAAATTCCTCTTAATACGTATTGGTTTAAATCTACTTCTTCTTCGCCAAAGAAATATTTATAGTTTGCAATACCTTGTTCTAATTTTCTCTTTCCACTTTCATAAAATTCATCACTACATTCAAATATTCCAATATCTAAACTACCTTTATCTATTGCAACAAATACAAAATTATCTATACCAAACATTTCACGATATAAATATGCTTGTAAATCATAACTATATTTAGCTGCAGAATATCTAAATTCATTTAACCCTGTAGTAGTTTTTAAATCTACAATAGTATTACCTTTTAATATATCTGCTTTTGCTCTAAATGGTATTCCATCTATCATAGATATTGCAGGTATTTCAAATTGTGCTTTATTCATATAACTAACAGCTTCATCATTTCTTAATAGTGCATCTGCTAATCTTTCAGCATCTTTTACTTCTTTTGAAGTATAAACATCTAAACCTTGTTCTTTAGCTTCTTTGTATGCTTTTCCTGCCTTTGTTGCTACATCTACAATTACTAAATCATCTATCTTATGTGGTTCTAAAATCATAGTGTGAAATAATTTACCATCACGTAACGCTTGTGATTCACCTGAACCATATTTAGTAACATACTTATATGTTTTAGGCGATTGTATCAGCATTTTTAAACTTGAACTACTTAAAGCGTTTTTACCTAAATAACCATAATAAAAATCATCTTCATACATATTGTCTAATAGTTCTTGTTTATCCCAAATTTTGTTGTCGAAAGTTTTAATTGTTGTTTCCATTTATTATTATTAGTTTTAAAATATAGTTATAAATACTTAATTCACGTGTTGTACTGTCAATAGCTTTGCTTAATTGGTCATCACTTAATAAACCTTGACCTGATATTAATTCATCTACATATCCTTTTAGTTCTCTATCTAAACCAAGTATTATAGATTGTACTTTGATTAATGCGAGTTCATTCATTATCTTATTTTTATGTTATTTAAATTAAACATTGTTTCATCGTAATTTAATACATCTTTTACTTCTTGTTCGTATGTATCAGAGTGATTAAATTCAGTTCTTAATGCTTCTGTAATTTCTTCTAATTCGTGTTTAACATAAGTGTTTTCTACTTCTGCCATTAACCAAGTAATGTTTTCTAATCGTTCAATAATTTCTTGCTTTGTCATAGTTTTTGTTTTTAAAATTTTAAATATAAATCGTGATAAAATTTAACTCTATAATTATAATTATTAAATTTTGAATAATCCATTGGTAAACTTTCTATTGATATAATTACTACTTTTTCAAAAGATTCTTTTATATTATCTAAAAATTCATTTATTTCTAAATTTGATTTCTCAGTTATTTCTGTTGTAGCTGTTACTTTATATGATTGCATATTATTTATTATCACAGTTATTAATTAACCAATTCTCAAAATCTTTTTTCATTTGTTCAAAATCAAAATCTAAAGATAAAATTTGTTTTTCTCTTGGTAAGTAAAATTCATTACAATCTTCTGACATTAATAATTCGTTTGCAAAATCTTTTTTAGTTATTGTGTTTAAATCAATCATAATTTTTGTTTTTATTTGTTATTGTTTTAAATTGTTATACAAATATAAACAAGTTATTTACAATAAAAAACTTTTTATTAAATTTTATGAAAACTTTAACATATAAAAAAAGCTACCTTTTATTAGATAGCTTTTGAATTATTATTTTTCTATAGACTTCATTAACAGATTCTTTATTGTTTCCACGTTTCCAAAGAAAATCCATTATTCTATTTATTCTTTGCAGAGGTGATTGTTTACTTTTCATATTGTTTTAATTTTTCTAAATATAAGATTAAATCCATAGCTTCTTCCTGTGCGTGTTGTATCCATTCTAAGCGTGTTAAATCTGTTCTATCTAATGTTGTATTATATTTCTTTATTCCTACTTCAGAACGTTGTTTAAATTGTTCTATTACTGATTCTACTATTGTATCTTTCATTTAAATCTTTTTGAGTGTAATGTATATAATTCCATTGTTTTTTTTAAAGCATCGTATTCTGTAAATTCAACATCAATATTATTTTCTTTGTAATTGTGAACTTCTAACCTGTTTGATATTTGAAATTTAACTACTTTATATTTCTTTGTATATTGTATTGGCTGTATTACGTATGCTAAATCATTTCTATTGCAAATATACATTGATTGTATTTCTGATTCTGTAGGTAAATATGTTGCTTCTTGCTTTTTAGTCATTTAATTTTAAAAATTCTGTTTCACCATATTCTTTAAACCATTCTTTGTTTTCTTTATATTTATCAATTACTGCATTTATAAATACTAATTCATCTATTGAACTTGTTTGCAGCTTTTTAATAATTGTTTCAATACTGTTTAAAATATTAGTTGTAGTTTCAGGGTCGGTATTATAAATTATTTTATATTCGTTTCTTACTACTTCTTCTAAATCTTTATTTAAACTATTTATCTTGTGTTTTATTTGCTGTTTGTATTGTGTTGTAAAAAATAAACTTTCGTTTGCTTCTAACAATAATTGACTTAATAAAACGCTTTTTAAATATTCTTGTTGTATTATGTTTTGTTCCATTATATTAAATTTGTTAATAGTATATTTATTTGATTTAATACCTTTTGCTTTTCATATAATTTACCATTTTCATAGTAGATTAAAAAATGTGGTACTTTAAATTTTTCTTTGTAGTTTGTTCTTTGCCTTTCGTGATTTAATTTAGCTTGATTCTGATAGGGAGTATTCATATACATATAAGTTATTGGTTTAATCTGTAAACCTAAAAATAATTTATCATTTGAATATGCTTGCCAATCAGTAAAATAGTTTTCATCTAAATCATAATCAGCTTTTTTAAAATCAATGTTTGGGAATTCCTGTTTTAATTCTTCTATTAAATTTATTTCATTTAGCATACCATTCCAAGTTTGCCCAAGTACTCTAAATTTTACATAGTCATAACAAACAGCTTCACTTAAATTAGTTAATTCAATTAGTTTATTTGTTACTTCTTTTAAAATAGTAATTCCCATTACTGATTCATAGAATCTATACCATTCTGCAGGTTTTAATTCTATTGTTGATTTGTAGTAATCATCAAATATTTTAGCACATTTACCAACAGATGAACTTCTAAATAAATAAGATATTTTTTTATCTTTATTAAGTTTAGAAAATTCATCTTTACTTAATGATACTTCAAACCTATATTTATTGTGCATCTACTTTATATTCGTTGTAAACTTTTCTTAATTCCTGAATTTTACCTGCCCAACAAGAACCACAAGAACTTAACTGTAACCTATAATTAAATACGTTGTAATAAATTTCAGCTATTGTATTTTGTTCTTCTGATGTTAATGAACTCTTTTTAGGGTCTATTAATTCAGTTAAAGCATTGTAATCTTTTTCGGTTAAACAATTAATGTTTCTGTTATAAGAAAATAACTGATTTAATTTTTCTTTACGTTCATCGCATCCACAATCTAAACCTGTTGCTTTGCTAAACATTTCTACTGCTTTTTTAATTCCTGTTGCTTCTGTGATTTGTTCTAAAGTGTCCCCTAAACCTTTTGCTTTTTGTTTTGTCATTTTATTAAATTTTAAATTAGTATTAATTGTTTATTTATTATTTTATTACCTTTACTTAAATTATCAAATGCCCACAAAGGTTGAAAATTAGTATAATGATTTAATTTAATTACTTCTTGTTCATCTTTTGCTAAAGACATAGGATAAATATGGTCTAAATGCCATTCACCTTGATTATCCCAAGTCATACCTTTAATAAATTGTTTTTCTATATGTATTTTAAATTCTTCAAATGTACATCCTAAATATTCATAGGTTTTAGATTTTTTAGAATAACCTTGTCTTGTGATTGATTTTAATATTAAACTACCAATATTACAACGCAATCTAAATAAAGGATTTTTAATTTTTTTATTTATTCTAAAATCATTTAATTTTTTTCTATTATTTAATCTATATTCTTTATTTCTTGATAATACTTTTTCTTTATTATTCAAATAATATTCTTTTTGTTTTTTTATAATACATTCTTTATTATTTAATCTATATTCTTTATAATATTCTTTTAAAGATTCTTTATTATTTAATCTATAATCATTTGCACAATTTTTACAAATAACATTATATCCATCAATTCTGCTTTTATCTTTACAAAAATTAAAATAATCTTTATTAACTTTACATTTAGTACATTCTTTCATCAGTATATATTATTGTAATCGTTTGTTATATAATCTTGGTAATCTTTTTCAAATTTGTTTTTAAGTATTTCTTTGTAGTTTTTAATGCTATGAAATATTGATATTAAACTAATATTTGTTTCACTTGCAATATCACGCATACTCATATCAGTATCCCTGTAAAGTTTAAATAGCTTTTTATCGTACCAATGCCAATTATCTATTTCCTCATCAATCATTAAACATATATCATTATAAGCGTTTTGTTCTTCTATGTTTGAATCATCAAATAATTCCCAACATCCATCAAAAGGCACTTTATTTACAAGTTTCTTTTTATTGTAGTATTGGTAGTATAAAGAACGTAATGTAAAAAACATATATCCTTTACGTACATTTCCTTTATCATCTATTAACTTTTCTGCATTTGCATACTTCATTAAAGCAATATAAGATTCTTGTACTATATCTTCAGCGTAATCATATTCACCAAGTTTCTGAATAGTTTTAACCCATTCTTTGTGGTGCTTTGCTACTTGTTCAAGCCATTTGAAGTTGTCCATAAAAAGTTAAATGATATAAATAATATTACTATTTGAATTGTATGGTCTGTTTCAATATCATATACATCATTATTATATAAAGCACCAAACATTACTCCTTTAATTGGCGTTATAATAACATCACATTCAAAAAAACTTGTTGCTAAAAATACTAATGCTAAAATAATTACTAATGCTACTGTAAATAATTCCATACTATAAACTTTTAATTGTTAAAAATGCTTCTTTTTTTTCTGTTGTTACTTCTTTAATTTTAAAATTTACATTAATGTTAGTTAGTTCTGAATCTTGATTTTTTAACAGGTTCATTATATTTTCTATTTCTAACCAATTATACTTTGAATCCATTTCTACTAACTGCTGTAAATATATTAACTTTTCTGTTAAGTCTTTAAAATAACTTATTAACATTTTATTATCTGAATTTAATACTAACATTCTTGTAGCAGAAGTATGTAAATCTTCTAAATGTGTTTTAATTGTAGTTTGCATTGTTTATTGTTTTATAAATGAAAAAATATGTTCTATTATTGGTAAAGTCCATCCATCACCTAATAAACTACCTGCTTTTCTACTTGTAAGTATATCACAATAATCATCAGAAAAACCCTGTAAACGACACATTTCTATTTTATTGCAAGTTCTATAAATATCAACTTCTTTAATTAATGTAATCATACCTGTAGTTTCGTTTCTATGTGTTAAATATTCTTGTTTTGAATTTTCCATAGAACCACTTAAAGTATTTAAACAAGTATGTTTATTTATATCTACTTTGCCACTTGTTAGAATTTGATTTAAAAGTATTCCTTTGTCTTTTGGTTGTGGTATATCTGTAACAATATCACCAAACATACCATCTTGTTTTGTTCTTATATTACTCCAATAATACCTATCACGTAATTGTGCTGTTACTAAACTACTATTAATTCTAACAGGGTAAACTCCTAATGCTCTTGACATAATACCTACATCTTCTTTTCTTGCACTACCTACATTTTCTTGCAAAAATAAAACATTTGGATTTAATGATTTTATATGTTCTAATATTTCTACAAATGTAAAAAATAGACTTGACTTTTTACCATTAATACCTGCACGTTTTCCTGCAGCACTTAAATCTTGACAAGGTGAACCTGATAAAACTAAATCAATACTTTTCCAATCTATATCCCATTCACGCCATTTAGTAACATCACCAACTTGAATTGTATCAGGAAAATGATATTGTGTTAATTCAATAGCATAAGGTTTAATTTCGCTTGAATAGTATTTGTTTACTTTGATGCCTACATTTTCTAATGCTTGGCGACCTGTATTCATTCCGTTAAATAATGATAGTACATTCATATTAAAATATATCTTTTAGTGGGTCATAAAAAGCACCTTCAACTTGTGGTAAACCAAAACTATTAACTTTAAATGAAAAGTTTTCAAATGGTGCGTTTCTACTTCGTTTGCAAGATACTGTTACTAAACCCTTGTTTACTGTATTTAATTCTAATTGTATTTGTGTTTCTGCTTTCTTTTCTAAAAATGAACCTAAATGACCTGTAGGTTTATCTGAACCAAAATTTGAGTGAATAACAGTAACTATATGGCAATTTAATTCTTTTGACCATTTCATTAACTTTTGTACTACAGCGTTTGATTCTTCAATGTTGTTTACATCGCTACATAAATCAGCAATACCATCAATAATAACTAAACCTATTTCTTTACCTTCTAATTTGTCATAAAGGTAATATTCTATAAAATCTACTCTCTCTTTAAATGATAATTGTCTTAATGCTAATGTATGATATCTATCAGTTTTTATAGAAGTCATATCTAAAGGGCGTTTAAATACCATTTGTGCGTGAAAATTACCCTGTTCTGTATCAAAATGTATTATATGCTTATTTTCCCTATTTGCTTTTAAATCACCGCAAAATGATTCTAAATTTTCTGCTAAATAAACTGCAGATAATAAACTAACAAAAAATGTTTTCTTTGATTTTGGTGGTGCTTGAACAAAGCTAAAATTCCCATAAGTTCCTAATGGTACAGGATATTCTTTTGAACCATCTTTTGTATCATAACTTTTTGTACCAAATGATATTGCAGGTTTAGGATATTCTATTTTTTCTAATGGATTTATTAAGCAATCTTCCTCGAACATTTGCATTAATAATCTTTGTGCTTCTTTATCCATATTATTATTTTCTTGTTTTTAAAAAAAGGGTAGCTTTTACACTACCCAATTAAATTTAGAAAGGCAAATCATCACCTACTACTTCTTTAGTAGCAACGCCTTCTTTTTTCTCTGCTAATTGAATAGTTCCATTAGTCCAAATTACGTTACCATTACCCAAGTATGATTTAGGTTTTTTAGCTTCACGTTCTTCTTTAGTTTGAGAATCTGTTAAAGAAACATTTTGCCCCCATTGGTTAGATTCATCGTTTACTGCAACTGTAAAATTGTAATAAACAGCACCATCTTTACCTTGAACAAATTTTTCTTTTGGTAATTTGTCAACTCTTAAACTTACATTAATTAATGCACTCATATTATTTGTTTTTAATTTGCTTACCTTTTTTTTCTGTTGTCAGCTATTCAGTTTTATTAAATTGATATAAAATTTAAATCATTTTCTAATTCTAATTTATGTGTAAACCAAGTTGTTTGAAACCAAGCACCGCTTTTTTTATTTGGTATAAAATTAAATCTTTTATTTGGTATTAATAATTGTATTTTATTATTATTAAATAAATCACCTCTTTTAACACCCTCTAAAGTAGTAATAGGTAATAAAAACATAAAAGGTTTATCTAATTCAAATGCTCTTTTTAAAAATTTATCCTTTAATGAATAAGGAGGATTTGTAATAATCATATCATATGCTTCAGGTTCATATTTAAAAAAATCTTGTTCATTTTCAATATGTGAAGTTATAACATTATATCCATTATTTTTTAAAATTTCTACTATTTTACTATTTTTTATTGCTGTACACTCCCAAATTGTTTTAACATTTTTAGGTATAAATTTAATAATCATTTCTACAGCTTCATAAGGAGTATATAATTCATCATAAACTCCTCTTTTAATAAAATCTATTTTTGTTTCTAATAAACTCATATTATTTAACTTTTAACAATTCATCTTTGACTACTTTAGTCATTTTATATTTTGATTCTATTGTTGCAATATTACCACCATTTTTTAAATAGTCTATTGCTTTATTAAATTCAGGAGTATTTTTATTTAACCATTTTAAATCATCTTTAGCAGGTGTTTTATCGTGCTTATTAGTTGCATCAGGGTCTTGCGTATCATCAATCAATAATAAATTACCTAATGCGTATTTTTTACCATAAGAAGATGCAGAACCAAATTGTTGAGGTACTTGCATTCCTTTTTGTTGTAAATCTATACCTACAATTGCTGTTGCTGATATTTCATTAATTCCATTGTTGTCTAATATAGTTGCTTTAGATTCAATAATTGGCAAAAGTGTGTTTTCAGTGTATAATTCTATAACTCTTTCTGCAATAATAAAACTTACTTGATACTTTTCGTTAAATGGTTTAAGTGCTTCTAATATATCTTCTGCACTTCTAAAATTGTATTTTCCAAAGCTGTTAAACTTTGATTTACTTGCTTTAAATTCTTTCTGAATTAAAGATAATTTTTGGTTTAATGTTAATTCTTTTGTTGCCATATTATTTGTTTTTAAAGTTAATCTTCTATTTTTATAAATTCTGCGTGTTCTTTACACTCGTTACATATTCCTGTGCCATCAATCCATTCTCCTGCACCACAACATTCGCTTTCCATATTAATTGTTTTTTGAGTTGTAAATTTCTTTTTTAACTATTGTTTTGTATTCATCAGGACATTCTAAATCTGCTAATTCAAATATGTATGTTTCTAATACTGAAATATGATGTTCTAATTTGCAAATTTGTTCCTGCATAGCTTCCATTCTAAACCTGTTGTAGTCTAATAAATCTTTCATCTTAAATAAAGTTACTAATTAATAATTGCATTGTAAATAAACCTGCCCATAATAAAAGAGCTAATCCGAAATTTTTTAATGTTTGTTTCATAATGTTTGTTTTTAATTGTTATTTCTTCTGCAAATATATAAATACATTTTAAATAAAAAACTATCATATAAAACTTTAACATAATTTTATGATATAAAAAAACCCTGCATAATAAATACAGGGCTTTTAGAAACAAAGAAAAACAAGAAACTTTACAAAGTGTTTACTTTTTCGGTATAATAATCTATTAACTCAATTAAATCTGATTCTGTAAATTTAACTATTTCTTTTGATTTTAACATTAAATCTTCAGCAAAGTTATCACCATATTTTAAACAAAGTTTTTTACCAAATTCAAATTGCATACCTTGATTACAAATATTACAGGAATAACATTGTACTTGTACATTATATTCATTCCATCTTGTTGAATAATGCCTTCTTGATGCGAAATGACCTGCTTGTTGTTTTTTATAATCATTTTTAACTCCACAAGTAAAACATTCAGATATATTATTAATAGCATATCTTCTACGTATATATTGACTAAAAATTGTGTCAAGTTTTTTTATTAAAACGCTTTTTTTTATTTTTGTAGCCATTTATATTTTATTTCCTTTTCTTATGTTATCTTTTGCCCATAATGGTTGAAAATTTGTGTAATGATTTAGTTTTATTAATTCATCTTCATCTTTAGCAAGTGATACAGGGTAAATATGGTCTAAATGCCACTTACCTTGATTTTCCCAAGTCATACCTTCCGTAAATTTATTTTCTAAATATTCTTTAAAATATTCATAAGAACAACCTAATATTTTAAAAGATTTTGTTTTTTTACTATAATTATTATTTTTTATAGAATTACCAATTAAAGTTCTAATGTTAGATTTTAATTTAAATAAATTATCTGTTAATCTTCTTTTTTTATTATAAATTCTATTGTTTTTTCTTTTTCTTTCAATATTATTTACACTATATTTTTTATGATATTCTATTTGATATAATGTTATACAAACTTTACAAGTTCCTCTTAAACCATCTTTATTTTCTTTGGCTTTTGAAAAATCTTCTAAATTTTTTTCTATATTACATTTTACACATTTTTTCATATTTCAAATGTAAATTTAAGATATAAACAATCTTGTTAAAAACTTTTAAAATTAATGTATCTTTTTTTTATATACCTTCGTGGAATCAAAAACGATATATATGAAAGTTAAATTTAAAATAAAAAATGAAAAAGATAGATTAAGAGAATTTATAAAAGAATTTGAAAATATTGAACATTTAAATAATTATAGAAATAGTTTAATAAAAACAAATTGCTTTATATTTAAAGAAACTTATCTTCCTTGACCTTTATAGATTTTTTTATAGTTCTTTGAAGATTTTAATTTAGAACTTTTACTTTTGCTATGAATATTTGGTCTTGAAATATGTTTATCTTCTTTTACAAGAACAATTGTTTGCTTCGCCATATTAAATATAAAATTATTATTCCTAAAATAAACCACAAATAAATAAAATAATTAGCTTTTTTATCTATTTGTTTTTCTTTAATTTTTTCTTTACTTGATGTTTTTATCTTACTATCAGTTTTAACGTGTTTTAAAGTGTTTTCTGATACTTTTATTCTATTGTTAGATAAAGTATTAGTTTTAGTTTTTTTATAGCTTAAAACAACGTTTTTATATGTTTTACCTTCTACAATAAATTCTTTACAACTATCTAAAGGTTTAATTATAATTTCATCAATATCAATAATAGTTTTAATATTAGTTTCTGCAATAGAATCTTTAACTTTATTTTCAGTTAAATCTATTTTTGTTTCTACTAAACTATCTTTTTTAATTTCTACTTTTTTAACATCTACTTTACGTGATGCACAAGAAAATAAAACTGCACCACATATGATATATAATATATATTTCATTAAGATATAATTAAAGTTATTTCTTTTGCTTTTTGCATTTTAGCAAATAAAGAATCAAATGCTTTACGTGATTGACCTATAAAATCTTTTGAGCGTGTTCTACCAACTAAAATACAACCTTCTGTATTATGATTAGTGTTACCTGAGTGTATTCGCACACCTTCAAAATTAGGCACGTTTAACAATAAAGGCAATAATCTTTTAAATCTATTAGATTGATTAATTATAACTTTATAAGTACCTTTTGGAATAGCAGTTTCATTTTTAATTTTTACATCACGTTCTACATCTTCTAATGTATAACATTCCCAAACACCATCAACTAATAATTCACCAATAGTAGAATTTTCTGTTCTATGTAATCTTTTAATTTGTATTTTCATTATTTTTGTTTTTTTCCATTAAATACCATCTACGCAAAGTATATCCTGAAGCTAACATAAATGCTAAAACTTTCATTGTAGCATCCACATTAGCAAAAGATATTGCAAAATACGTTCCTGTTAAAAGTGATAATTTCAAATCTAAAAAATATTGTTTCATTTTCTTAATCGTTCTACTATATTAGTAACACCTTCAATTCCTATATAAGCTGTAGCAATAACAACCCAATCAGAAGAAGTTAATGTTTGATTAAATAAACCAATACAAGCAATTACGAAAACCGATAATTTTCTACTTATTAATTTATTTAAAATAACATCAAATTGTTGCCTACTCATTGTTATTTAATAGATTCAAGTAATTCTACAATAGTATCAAATTGTTGACCATCTACAGTTATATTTGTATCAATTAAAATAACACCTTTATTTGTAAAAACATCTGCTTGTGTTTGATTTAAGATTTCAGGTGATTGTGTTAAAATATATTCTTCACCATTTAATAAGTACCCGTTTTGTGTTTTAGTTATATTAAGCATATTGAGTGATTTTAGCCATAGCAATAGCGAAAGAGTCATTAGCGCTTTGATTTGAGCAAATTAATAAAAAATAAGTTGTTGCAACATTAAAGGCAGATGAAGAATAAGCATTTGAAATTATCCCATAATCAGCATCATTAGTTGTTGGCGAAAATGCAAATGGATAAAATATATTACCACCTGAAATATTTAATGTTCTTTGAATTGTTACATTACTATCAGTTGTTTGCATTGGTTGTGTACGTGCAATTAAAGTAGCACCTGTTAAAGAGTTAGTAGTGTTATAATAAATTCTTATTTCGCCTAAACCTGCTGCACCTGATATTCTTGATAATCTACTTGTAATTTCTAAAAGAGAATTAGCCGCTAATGTACCACCATTTATTGTAAATGATTTGCTAATATTAACTCCTGCAGTATTTGTTACAGTAGCATTACCCGATTGAATACCTATAGCAGATGGATTTCCTGAAACAGCAATATTACCACTTCCTAAAATAGATGTAGAATTTATTGTTTTAATATTAGTTCCACTAACTAACGTTGGTTGTACCGCAACATCACCACTACCTAATAAATTATTTGAGTTTATAGTTTTTATACTTGTACCACTAACTAATGTTGGTTGAACAGCAATATTACCTGCTCCCAAAACAGAAGTAGAATTAATAGTTTTAATATTGGTACCACTTACAAGAGTATCTTGAACAGCAATATTACCACTTCCTAAAACAGTATTTGAATTAACAGTTTTAATATTAGTACCGCTGACTAAATTATCTTGTTTACCATTGTAAACTTCCGTAAAGTTATCATTTACTTTTATAAATGAATTTCTTAAAGCATCGCCCGTCCCATCGTTTGGGGTTGTGCCTATGTTAATTGTTTGTTTTGCCATTTTTTATTTATTAAATTAATGTTTGGTCTGCTTTAATTAATGTTGAATCTGCTTTATATAATGTCGAATCTGCTGTTAAAGGTACTTGTGCAATTATTTCTAATAATGTTTCACCTGCATAAGATACTGAATAACTTGAACCCCAATCAATAGAATTATTTGTTGAACCTTGCCCCCAACCAATATTATTATCTACACCTTCGCCCCAATTTATATCATTTGCCATTTTTCAATTTATTTAAAAAGATTTCTAATTTTTTTACATTAGTTTCTTTTGGTTTGTATGTTTCTTTTGTAGCCATCTTTTTTTTGATAATGTAATAAACCATTTTCTACAGCGTGCAAATGATTTTCATAATTTGTAACCCACTCTAAATTTTCAAGTCTATTATCTGTTTTTATACAATTAATATGATTAACTTGTTTTTTATTTTCTGCATTATCTATAAAAGATTTTGCCACTAATTGATGTACTAAATGATTCTTTTTAATTCCATCAATATTTAATGTACATCTACAATATCCTTTAGGAGTTATCCAAAAAGGAATTAACTTTCCTTTGTAGGTATATAAAGTTTTTTGTGTAGGAATAAAAGGGTTTGTCCTTTCTATTTTTCTTGTTACACTTCTTACTCTACCTAAATCACTTACTTCATAATAGCCATTGTATCCACTTATTGGCTTCCAAATTTCTGTTTGCATACGCTTTTTTATTTATGTTAATTATTAATTTTTTCTTATAAAACCCAACTTACAAAGTTAACATCTTTATCAGGGTATACATCTGCATTTGAATTTAGATTATATTCAGGAAATAAAGATTGGTTAAAAGTCATATAGTCAATAAATCTATTTGTATAGCTTTGTGCTGTATCACGTGATTTTTCAATCAAATAATCTATTTCTGTTTTATCTACTACTGTACTATTTTCAGAATTATGTTTAAATACACCTTTCTCGCTTATTTTAATAGATGCATAAGGTAAAAACTCTACCATAGTCCAATGCACTACCATCATTTTAATATAATCGCTTAAAAGCGTTGTATATGGACTTGCTAAATTACCTGCTACAATTCCATCGTTAATTTTATTATATAATTTAGTACCTAAATAATTTTGTATATGAACCTGTTGTGCTTGAAAAATATATTGTGTATATGTATCAGGGTCAACATTACCATTTAAAATAGTATATTTAACTAAATCGTTTGTTGTTATAAATAATGCTTTTGCCATTTGTTATTAATTATTTAGGTAAAAATCCTTGATTAGGCATATTAATTGGTTTTTGATATACTAATGGATTGTTAGTTGGTAATATTTCACCTTCTTTTCTTGCTTTTGCAGGGCTAATTTCTTCTGCATTAGGATTGTTTACATCGGCACGTTTTCTGTATGTTTCACGAGTCCAAAAATGATGACAAGCACCTCCGCCTTTATATAAAAATACATCGTAATTATCAGCACCTTCAGGACCCCAACCTGCATTAACAGCACTTAAACTCATTCTTTGTATATCTTCTTTGCGATATAATTTATCTGCATTTAACATTTTTTTACAAAATGGTCTACTATTATTTGATATTGTACCACTATATCTGTAACGTGATTTAAATAATTCGCCATCTTGCTCACTTTTTGCATTAGGATTTGCAACACCTGTACTTACAAAGTTCCAAATTTTACTTAATGTAGATTGTTTAGGGTTGTTTAATGCTTCAAGTTCTTTATCTAATATTTCTTCTTCATTATAATCAACTTGTCGTGAATCAATTAATTCCCATTCGTTTAAATCTATATCTTCACCAAAAGAATCTAAATCAATATCATCTAAATGTTTTGACATTTTAACACCTGTTTCTTCTTCTTTTGTTTGTGCATCTAAACCTGCAGTTTCAATAAATTCTAAAGGTTGTATTGTTTTAAAATATAATTTTAATGATATACTATTAATAGCTAATATTTCATCTAAAGCATCAATTATTTCTAATTGGTATGGTTTAATAACTATATTATCAAATAATAAAGTAGCAGTTTTAATTTCATCTGCATTGTTACCAAGTCCACCATCACCTGTTCTAATTCCTAAAAGCATTGGAGAAGTAACTCTATGACCTACAATTAATTTATCAAAACATTCTTTAGATAAATATTCGTAATGTGCAGGTGCATCGTTTAATGGTAAATCTTCAACTGTAGTTTTACTTTCTGCATTAGCGTTAAAAGCAATAATAACTTTTTCGCCTCTTGCACCTGTTAATTTACCCATTACATCACGCTTCATTTTATCACGCATTTCTTCTGAAGGAATACCATTATTGAAGTTAATTACTTTTGTACCACTAAAACCATTTTGTACATCGTTTATTTGATAATCAGCAATATTTTCTTCTAATAAAGCATAAGGTAAAGAACCTGAATAATCTATTGGTGAATAATAATCAAAACCTGATACATAAGGTTGTATTACATAAATTTCAACTTCATTTCCGTTACCAAAACCAAAAGCAGGAATACGTTTTACATCTTCACTTGGCTTCTTTTTAGTCCAATCGTGATGATAGTACCAAGCTTCAATCTGTCCTTTATCGTTGCATTTTTCAGCACGTAAAGTTTGCATAGGAAAGTGTAGAACTTGTTTAACTAAATTCTTTTCTTTTACTACCTGCATAGCAGCCATTCCTAATAACTTACGTTCTAAAGCTATTTTACGCAAATCTGAATCTTTAATAATAGATTTCATTTGTGCATATTCATTTGGCTTTTTGTTAGAATCTAAAGCATCTAAACCTTTACCATAAATCATATTTGCAATACCTGTAATAATTGCACCATTGGTAGCAGAATATAAATACCTATCAATTAAATATTGAAAGTAATTATTATCACTTCCATATTCAATATAACTATTCTTTTTATTTTCCTGAATCACAGGGCTTGTATAAGCACTTAAATTTACTATTGATATATTACTCATAAATTATAAATTCGTTGTTTGTTACGTTTGCCACGTATTGATTTTGGTTTACTGTATAAGTATCGTTTGCTTGATTTGTGCAAAAGATAATATCTTTGTAAACTATATTTGCACCATTTTTAATAGTTAAATTATAAAATGTATTTTCTTTTAAATCAAAAATAGTTGTAGTAGTTAAATAATAACTTGATAAAGCAAATGTAGCACTAATTGTAGTTTCTTCATTTGTAGTTTCATTTCTTAATACAATAGTTGTAGCACTCATAACTCTTGGTATAAATGTTAATGTTTGTGCTGTAGCTTGTTCTCTTAAAATTATCATAAACTATTTTTATATATTAATAATTTAAATTCAAAATTGTTTTAAAACAAAAAAGGATGCTAAATAAATAGCACCCCTTTTAAAAAAACAAATAATAATATTATGCTACAGTACCTTCAATAATAGAAGCTAAAATACTTGTAGTTAATGGCCCTGTTACAAAGTTTGCAGGTACAGGTTCCATTCCTTGAAATTCCATAGAATAACCTGATTTATCAGCCATAGCCGCACCACTTGAAATAGTTGCAGTAACTAAATCCATTCCTTTTGTTAAACCTGCCATAAAGAAGTTTCCGTTGTTATCTTCTATAATAATTTGAGGTCTACCGTAAGCTAATAATTTTAATTGCTTGTGGTCTGCAATAGTTAATTTATTAATGCTTAAAGTTAGTTTTTGGTCTACAAATGTAGTACCATTTTCTCTTGATGAAGTTACAGTTTGTTCAAATGTTGAAGTTCCCTTCAATTCATATTTGTACCCAACAGGCGTTCCACCTAAAGCTGTAATTACATCTTCTTGTCCTGCAGTTGCAGAATAAGTTACCGTTGTAGCATCACCCCAATTAATGAAGTATGCTGCTCTCAATCCACCGATGCTATTTTTGCATTGTTCGGCTCTTCCTAATGATATATCGCAAGGCATAGTTTTATATTTTAAAAGTTAAAAAAAAGGGAAGGCATTTTACCTCCCCTTATTTAAGTAAACTAAATTAGTATTAGTTAGCAGCGTTTGTAATTCCGTATGTTACAATATCTTCTACAGCAGAATATTGAACACCTGCAGTAAAACGCATAACAACTCTTACATTTTCAGAACCATCAATATCAGCCATATCAATAACTTTTACTTCATTGTAATCAGATAATAAACCTGTACCAAAGTATAAGTTAGATTTTTGTGCTGCAATAGCAACGTTAGAAGCTAAACCATTTGCAACAAAGATTTTAACACCATCAAAAGATAAACTTCCGTTGTTAAACCATTGAGTACCCATAGCATTAGAACCATTAGCACCTAAACCTGATGCACCAAATCCACCTAAAGCACGTACATATGCTCTTGCGATGTTTTGTGATACATAGATATATAAATCTTCTTTTCCGTAAAGTGAAGCAGGAATAGCATCAACGATTTTTCCTAATTCAGTAATTACGTTTGCAGCAGTTACAGTAGTTCCTGCAACTTCATTAGCAGTAGGTAAAGCAGCATCTAAAGTTAACAATCTTGTAAATCCGTTAAACTCACCTGCATTAGCAGTTACACCTCTCCAAATGTTTTGTTCTGTTTTTTCAGCAACTTTAGAAGCAACGTGTGCTAATAAGAAATCTGCAAAAGCAGGAGGCAAAGAATCAAATGCAGAATAACCCATTTGTACAGCTTCCCAATCAGATTTAAAATCTTTTTTACAAAGTTGTAAATTTACTTGGAATTCTTCAGGTTGAAGGATTTTTTCAGTTAAAGTTAAAGTAGAAGTAGCATCGAAATCACAAGTAGCATCTTTAACGATTGCATCTGTAGAAACTTTTTTAAGTACTTCTTTGAATTTTACGTTTGGTTTAACTTCGATTCCACCATTTGCAATAGTAGAACCTGATAATAATGCAGCAGAAACATATTTCCCTGCGAACTCACCTGCATAGGTAGTAGTGATACTTGTTGTAGTAGCCATAATTTATTAATTAAAAAGTTTTGACATAACTATATCTTGTGTAGTTAATTGTCGATTAGATGAAAATTTATTTAGTTTTACTTCGTTTTTAACTTCAGGTGAGTGTGTTAATGGTTCAACAACTACATCTGAACTTAATTCTTCTTTAACAACTTCTTTTACTGATTTTAATTCAGCAATTTCTGTTCTTAATTTTTCAATTTCTGCAAAAAACATTTCTTTAGAAACTGATTCTACAATTCTTTTTGGAGTAGCTACTGTTTCAGCTTGTGCTTCAACTTCAACTTCTACTTCAGCTTCAGGTGCTTCTTCTACTTCTACAGCAGGTTCTTTAATTTCAGCAATAATACCTTCAACGGATACTACTAAAATCATACCATCTTCTAATTCGTATTCTCCAACAGGCATAGGAATTCTTTCCTCGCCATTAACAATAAAAACAGCATTATCCATTTCAAAAGCATCTGCCTCTAAAACAGTAACGCCATCCATTAGTTTCATTTGAGCAAGATTTACATCCATACCCAAAAGAGTTTTAATTTCATTGATTACATTCATATTAATAAGTATTTATAGTTTAAATTATTATTATTTATTTTTGTTATAAATTAGCCATTAGAACGCACCATAGTTCTTTCAGTATTTACATTTGTAACTGAACTTGATTGTTGTGCTACAGTTGAACCAATACCTTGTTCTTGTAATTCACCTTGGCAACATTCAGAACTATATTTTCCATCTTTACAAAGGCATCCACGTTTTCCACCTTTAGGTGAACTTGTTTTATTTCCCATAATTTTATTTATTAATTTCAGCATTACTTATTATTGATTTAATTTTTTCAATTAATTCTAATTCTTTTTCTTGTTGTAAAGACATTTCTAATTTATCAGCAAAGTAACCTTCGATTGAAAAACCTTTTACTTTACCTGTTTTAACAAAGTCATTCCAAATAACATCATTGTTAACTTTCATTGAAACTACCCAAGAACCAACAGGTGCATCTAAACCATATTTTTTAGATTTATCCATTTCTGCATCTTCAACAATCCAAGATTCAACAATACTTAAATCTTTTAATTCTTTTTGATGTTCTAATGTAGCGTTATTTTGATTTGAGTTCATTAAAAACAATTCACTTGCTTTACGTACTGTTTCATCTGAAAAGAAAATGTAATATTCATCATTACCATTTCTTCTATAAATGTGCTTGTTAGGAATTAAAGCAGCACCCATTAAAATACGTTTTTCATCATCAACTTTTGCCAAAGCTAATTGTTGATTTAATGAAACAAAATTAGATTCTATTGCAGGAAATTCTACTATTGAAACAGCATCTACCCCTGATAGTTCTTCATTTTCATCTATTATTAGTTCTATTATTTTCATATTATTAAAATAAATTAAGTTTTGTTTTGTTTTAATTAACCCATTGATGCGTTATTAATGATATTTCTGTTCAATGCTTGACCTGTTGTAACCGCACCTGCTACTACATATGCTTGAACAGGTTGCATATTTTGTTCTGCCATACCTTGTGCTATTTGATTTGCACCACCTTGACCTACTACATTAAAAGAAGGGGCTGAACCTGCACCTGCACCCCCACCTGTTCCTGCACCTGCACCACTCGGAGCACCACCACCACCTAAAGCAGAAAGTGCTTTTGATGTAGCTGCTATATTCGCTGCAATACCTAAACCTGCAGAAACTTGATTCATTACTTTTTTAGTAGCTAAATAAGGAATACCTGCAGGACCCATTAAAGCTGCTGCTGCTGTATCGGCTGCATTCGCTGCTTGTGTACCAATTATAATTCTTGCAATACCCATAGCACTTTCAGCAATAATTAAACCTTTTTGTATATCTTCATTTCCTTCAAACAAACCTTTTAACAAACCTAAACCGCCTTCTATATTTGCTAATGTAGCTTCTTGTATTGCTTTTTTACCTTCTAAAGTTGCTTTTTCTTGTTCTAATATTTTTTCTTTAGTTTGTGTTGCATTAAGAATTAAAGCATTGTCAATTTCTTGTTTTTTAGTTTTATATTCTAATTCAGCATCTACCCTTGCTTGTGTTCCTAAAGCTGCAATATTTATATTATTTTGTAACCTTGTTAGTTCAATGTTTTTTTCTTCTTCTAAATTTGCTCTTTGCTGTTGTAATTTTTTAACCTCATCTTTTTCTAATTCTTCATTAAATTTCTTTTGCTCAATAGCTAAAGCATTTATACCTTCTATTTCGGTTTTATTTAAATCAACCTTTTCTTTTTGTAATGAAATACTATTTGCAATTTGCTCACTTCGTAAACCTTCAACTTGTGCTAAAACACCTTGCTTATTACCTAAAGCATTTGTTAATTCTACTTGGCTTTCAATAGTTTTATTTGCAGCATTAGTAGCAGCAGCCGCTTGAACTTGTAAATCAGCTTGCCTAATCATAGCTTGCTGTTGTTTTTCTAAAACACTTTTTAATTCATCATTTGCTTTAACTCTATCATCAATGCTTAATAAATCATTATCCCTAATTTGTCTTAATTTTTCAGCTTGCCTATCATATTGTTCAACTAAACGTGCTTGTTCTGCAGCAGCTAATTTCGCATTGTTTTGTAGTGCTACATTTGCTTTTGCTTGTTCATATGCAGCTTTAACAGATATTTTAGAAACTCCATCAATAGTACCTTCAACTACAGCACCTACCTCTTTTACAGCACCAACAAAATTCGTAGCTACTTTTTTCCCTGCATCTAAAGCATCTTTACCAACCTTTATAAGACTTTCTTTAGTGCCTTCAATTCTTTTATTTAATTCTGCAATTACTTTAGGGTCGCCATCTCCAAAGAAACTTTGTTCCCAAGCTAATTTCGCTTCATCAATAGCTAATGAAATACCATAAAAAGCAGCTTTTAAAGGAGTTAATGATAAAGTTATAATACCACTTATTACTTTACCTAAAGAAGAAAAACCATTAGAAGATTTACCAACCTTTTCAATAACTGAAACTAATACATTTACTACTTGTGTAAATACATTTGTGATAGTACCCATTACAGCCCCAAAAGTATCAGCTACTTTTTGATTGCTCATAAATACATCTTTCAACATTGATAAAGCAGATATTAATAAGCCAATTCCCATAGCTTTAATAGCCAAACCTGCAGCTTTAAAACCTTCGGATAAAGATTTAGCAGAATCTTCTGTTTTTTCTACATTCTTTTCTAATTTTTTAACTTCCTTAGTAGATTCTTCAAGTCCTGAATTTAATTTTTTTACATCTTTAACTAATTCATCAAAATTATTTTTAACTTCTAAATTTACTATTTTATTTTCCATTGTCTTTTTACTTGTTCAAAACCTTGTTTCCAAGAAGTTACTAATTTATATTTTCCTTTTGCTATTTCTATTACTTCACTTTGCCCATAATGTTCGTGTAGTGATAATAATTCTAAAATGTTTTTTATCATATTGCAGTTTGTAAAAAATTAATGTATTCTGTTTTTTGTAATACTCCACCGATATAATATTCAATTCCTATCCTATCAGTTCTATCTGCACCTGAATTAGCAGGAATAGTAACTGTTAAAGAAGTATCTGTTACATTGTCTAATGTTGGCGTATAAATTAAAAAGTTTTCTGCACCTTTTAATGAAAAACTATCATAGTCATTTAAATAAATAATTTCTTCTAATACTTGTGCTGTTTTATCTACCTGTACATCATCATAACTTGCGTATCTATATCCAACAGAAGTTGCAGCATTTAAACCTCTATAGTCTGTAATCAATTCTAAATTAGCTTCACCTGTTGTTAAATCAGTAGTCATATTGTTAATGATATACCTTTTGTTTCTAATTATTAATCTATCATTTAAAGCTATACCTAATGCTCTACCTGAACCATTAGTAACTATTGAATTTAATAAACTTGTAGGAAACAACGCTTTACATTTAATAACTCTTGTTTTAATGTTATATAAATTATCTACATAGTTTTTATAGTGTCTAAAATACAATCCTTTTGGTGCTAAAACATTATACCAAGGCGATTGTTCATTACCAAAATTCATAGACATTAAATAATTATATGTTAAATCTGTTGGTATACTATTGTATTCATTTGAAAACCTAATGTAATTATTTTGATGCGAGTGACCCGTTTCTGTTGTAATATAAATTCTATCAGAACCTGTTAAATCAGTACGCAATTCACCATTATTATAAATCAACATTGGCTTAGGAGTATATGGTTTTAAATCTTTATCTATTAATGTTGCAGTTTCAAAATTATATCCTGTAGCACGTTCAAATAAAACATTTTCAAATGGTAGTTTAATATCATAATTTGCACTTTCGTTTGAATTAGTATTAGTATAAATTAAATCACCATATTCTCTATTGTATAAACCTCTATAAGCGTTGTTTAAAATGTTATTGCTTTTTTCATATTGAAAATTGATTGCCTTAAATAATTTAGGGCGTTCTATTTCCATTTCATCTGCATAAACATATTTTGTTATATCTAATATTTTCCCTGCATTGTAATACATTTCTAAAGGTAAAAATTCAAATGTATTTATATCTTTAGGTATAATCATTAAATTAAACGCTTTAATAATTCCTGTAATAAAATCATTAACAGTAATATCAGGCACATAATCATTTAAATCAATTCTACCTGATGTTGATTGTGATGAACTAAATGCACGTACAGTAACAACGCTTGAAGTACGTGAAGGAAAATGATTTACAAAACTTCTTCTATAATGTAATTCTGTTGTAAAATTAAAATTTGAATTAGAACTAATTTTAACTGTATATGTATAATTAGCACCTTGCACATCTGCATAAGCAAAATCATCTAATTGTGATTGTGAATTACCTACACATTGATAGGTGCGATATAATAAATCATTTTTAAAAATATAAACAGTGTAATTAACAGCACCAAAACCCGAATCAGGCGTTACATATATATCAGATGTTAAACGTGCCGAAAATGAAGGTGATGTAGTAGGTGCAAAATTCCAATTAGTTGTAACTACATTAGTTGTTAAATTCATTTCAGGAAAAGGCCCTGCAAGAATAGAAGTAAAATCTACCATTAATTGCTCGGTAGTATATGTTATTGTTTCACCATTCTTAAGGTACAAATATAAATTGTTCCATTGGTCTAAACTAAAGAAACTACCTGTAAATGTTACTCCGTATTTTGTCTGTATAAATTCAAATACCTTCCACAAAGGTACAGCAGGAAATAATTCGTTCCATTGAATAGCACCTGCAGTTTGTGTAATATCTTCGTGTGATGCACCTGATTTATAATAGAATTTTCTACGTGAACCAATTAAAGGGTAACTAACTAAATAACTTGTTCCTGTAGGGTTTATCCTATTAATTACATTAGTTGAATTATAAGTGTGATTTAAACTACTGAAATCTACAGTGTTTAATTTATCATCTTTAAATTTATCTTTTAATTGTGTTAAGTTACCATAAAACGTAACTGTATAACTTTCAATAAATCCGTTCTTTTTATTTGCCTTTTCTAATTGTATATTACCTTTCTTAAATAGAACTGAATTTACTTCTATATAAGCATCATATCTTTTACGATGGTCGTAACCATTATCTATAGAGCTTTCGTACCAATGTGATAGTATTTTATTATTCTTTTTAGATGCAGGTATTGTAAAAGATTGTGTAAAGTCAGTATAGATTTTCCCTAAATCATTAAAATTAGAAACAGCACTTGTAACAGATATTTTTTCATCTGAAAATAATTCTAATCTTTTTGAAGTTGTATCTGTATAAATATAAAGTGAAACTACATTCATTATATTACGTTGTTAATTAAACTATCTGAGTATTCAAAATCAATAGTAAAGTTTATATTCTTATCTAACAAATTAGTTTTATATTGTAACGATTGTGTTTTAATTGTTACAGGTTTTGTATCTAATAAAATAGTTTCACTTAACATTAATTCTTTTATAAAAGTATTATATCCCTCGGTAACCCAACCTGTATTACAAGTTATAGTCTGCTTTCCGTTTATGTTAAATGATTTATTTGTTCCCTCATTTGTATTGTAATATATATCAGAAGGCATTAAATTATATTTGCTACCTTGTACATCAATTTTATTAGTTTGTGCTTTAAAGAACGTTATTTGTTGCCATCCGCCATTTTTATTTACATAAGTACAATTTACAGGCGTATATTTACATTCTTCTATCTTTTCTGTATATACTCTATACAAAACTCCTAATGCATCACTTTCAATTTCACAAAAAGCAGAATTATTATAAGCTAATGGTAATTTATAATTAAAATAATCAGTTGAGCCACTTGGTAAAAAAAGATTTGAATGTATTGAAGTACCTGCAGAATTAAAATAAGTAATTAAATAATCATTTGCAGTTTCTCGTTTTACTAAAAAATTAAAAGATGGTATATTATTATAATATTGAATTTTATTATTTAAATTATTTGAAGTGCCTAACAATACAAAATCTTCATCATTAGCAATACTATAATTTAAACCTTCTGCAACATCTGTATAAGCATTAACACCAAGATATAAATTATTATCTAATAAAGTAAAAGTGCCCGATACGTTTTTATATCTTTTAACCCTAACAAAACACCAATCAGAATTATTTGTTATAGTAGGACTTGCAGAATATATAGGCGCAATTTGATTAACATATTCTAATATATAAGGTGATATATTATAGTTGGTTTCTATTTGTGTTGCTGAAGCAATATTAGAACTTAAAATATATGTTGGAATTGTAGGTTCTGTTGTACCTTTATTCCAAATAAATAATTCTACTTTACTTCCTGTTTGTCCCGATTCATCTATTATTATTTGGTATGGGCTTCTTGCACTTATTACATTCATTATTTTCTATCTTTTAAATTATAATCTACTATTGTTTCAACATCTTGACCGAACGCTTTTATTAAATCTGTATCTATGTATTTTTTATATCCTGCTTCAAATGGTTTTGTAAAAAATAAAGAAGGTTTAATACCATTTAAAAAAATACTTCTTGCTATTGCATATTGTAAACTTTGTCTTGATTGAAATTCACCCTTAGCGTTACGTGGTGCAATACCTTTTTTAACTATCCATTTATCAAACGCTTTTGCAGGTGGCATTTTATCTTTGTAACTATAAGGCGTATTGTATTTTTTTAATTTACCTGAAACTCCTTTGTCCTGATAATGCCCGTAATCTAACATTGTAAAACCTACAATAGTAAATTTTTTTTCTGTTACTACTTCACCATCAATAGAATTATAAAGTGCCTTAGAACTATTTTTATTCCCTTTACTTAAATTGCTTCTTGATTGTTGTATTACATAATCTCTGAAGCGTTTTAATACTGTTTCAACTTCTAACATTTTGTCATTTTATTTTCAATAGCAATATCAAAAGTAAAAGTTACACCTGCTATTTTATTTTCAAATCTTTCAGTAAAGAATTCAATGTTTGCAGTACCATTAACTAATTCATAATCTTCTGCTAATGCACCTCTGCGTAATACTTCTAAAAATCTATTTGCTACAGCTAATTGTGTATTTAATACATCTTGTTCATTATCGTTGCCCAAGAATATATCTGTAACTTTTGATTTAGATTCATCTACAATATCCATACATAAAATAGATATATTATAATTTAATACAGGACCTTGATACGATACTGAATTTACTATAATATGACTTAATGGAAATATAGTTTGCTTATTTAAATCTACTTTAAATATATCACCTGTTGTAACTGTATTGACAAATAAATCTTCTTGTAGTTTATTCTTTATTACTTGTGTTATTTCGTAAAATGTACTCATTATCTTTTTTTAATTAAATCCGATTCTATTTTGTTTTTTTGTTTTTCAAATGTTAGGTATGTTAAACATTGGTTAATTGGTAATTCTGTGATTGTGTCAAATCTTGTAATATCTCCTTGAGCAAGTCCATAGATTGAACTATACCAACCCCATCGTTTTCCGAATTGTGCTGTTGCAGAATAGTCTGCATCTGCGTGTTGTTCTCCAAATAGTTCATCGTACTTTTCAATAATTCGTTGCCTAAATTGTAAAAAAAAACATTAGCACCAAATACAACATCTAAAGGTGCGTGTTTCATTACATCACTATAAGTTATACTACCATTGTATTTTTCTATTTCGTATGTATTATTTAAACCCTTCTTTGTAATTGGTCTAAATAAAACAGCCATAGCTTTGTGCATATTTTCCCAATCACCAATGTATGAATCTAAATCTGTATATTCGCCAAAAGTCATTTCATCTAAATCAGGAATAAAACCAAATTCAACTCCACCAAGTTTAAATCTGTTTATAAACCTATGTGATTTAACATCAAACATTTTACCAAGTGATGCAGTTATTTGTAACACATCCTTATATTTAATTTCAGCTACATCTTTTAAATCTATATTGCAAAACGTTTGAACCATTTTCTGATTCAAGAATTCCATATCGTCATTATCTTTAGCTATCTTTAAGAACGCTTGATATTGTGATAACTTAATTTCATTTAATTCTGTTGGTACGCTAATTTCTAATTTCATATTATTGTTTTTTATATTAATAACTATTTTATGATATTGTATTAAACAAAAAAAAGGCACATATTTCTATGCACCTTAATTAACCAAATTAACTAATCTAAACAAAATTTAATTTTCTATTTCCTCTATTGCTAAATCAATAATATCATTATATTGTTTTGTAGATAATATTTCATAAACATCAACACCTTGTATTAATACTTCTGCATCTTCAATACAGCTTCCTGTATAATCATAATCAGAACCTTTTATATAGAATCCTTTTACTTCAAATTCTATATCGCAATAATTTACGAATACTTTTACTTTTTTCATTTTGCTTTGTTTTAAATTTTTAACAAATATAATATAAATTTGTTACATAAATTAGTTTTAACAATTATTTAACTTTTCAAATGTTCCGATGCTATTAAGTACATCTTTTGCATTTTCTTAATTTCACCTATATTACGTGGTAGGTTTATATTCAC